AAAGACGGCGGGCTCAAGGATTCGATGGAATATTATTGTACTCCGATAGTAACGGGAGAGGTTCGGCCCCAGGAGACGGCAACAACTTCCAGAGTACCGGCGATTCAATGGGATGGAGTAGATGCTAACATTTTGTTGGAAGTCCAATCTAGTATTTCCGTGCTTCCTGTAATTGGTTATCACTGGCTGAAGCATCTTACGGGAGTTAAATCGATAGACCGAGCATCATTTGATTCGTATCGATCGATGAAAAGAGATGAGTTTATCGCGGCCGGGCAAACCGTCGCAGGGAGGACAGCCACGATTTACAGCATGCTTAAACTGGTTTGGGCGATGCTGGAAGTATCACCTTTTGGAGAAGTTTTCAGGGAGAACGAAAAGAAGTTCATGGAAGCACTCGATGATCTAGCGAAGTCCCAGGGAGAGAACACGAGCGAAGAGACTGAGGCCGCGCGGTTTGTGGCAGGCGTTGAGGAGCTGATGGTGGGCAGGCCGGACCTATTTCAAGACCAGACCTGCATGAACATCGGACCAAAAATTATAGGCAGGATAATGCCGGATCAGATGAAAGAAAAAGGATTGCCAGAAGGCGTATGGCTGATGCCGATCGAAACGCTGAGCGAACTGGGAAAAATGAAAACTTTTACACAGATACCTACGGTGAAAAGCATGACGGAATCTCTGGCACAAGCCGGGTTATTGGTATCTCAGCAAGGAAAAAACAAGTATCGGGTTAGGCTAGAGGGGCTTCCCGTGTATGGTTGGTACGTGAAAATAGCTGTTCCCGACATGGCAAAGCGCAATCGGGCGATCGTATGACGGAAAATAAGAGAACATCAGGGAACGCAAAATCGATAGCAGACGGCAGGTGTTCCCTAGTTACCTCCGTTCTACCGAAAATGTAGAGAGAATAAATATGTAATATGTAATAAAATAATACATCACGGAAACATGAGGGAACATAGAGAACTAGGGAACAGCTAATATATTATAGATAGATAATAGATAGATAGATAGTGATTATATGATACTAGTATTGTTCCCTACGTGTTCCCTCTGTTCCCTTGGATGGCAAAAATAATAATTAGAAAAGTATTGGAGGACTGAAGAAATGAGCAACGGCAAGATAGAAAAGGCCATAGCCATCCTTGGAACGGCTGCAGGCCTGCATAGTATCGAGGACGCACGAGAGCTGATCGAGAAAGCCGAGAGGTACCTGAGGGACGAACCCGACCTCGTGCATGGCCTGCAGCTCAGCAGAGACATGATCTCTGAGGCAGTGGATAGATTGTCTCTGAACATGCCAGAAAATGGCGAGGAGCCTTCTGAGCGGGCCAAGAAGATACATATTTGCGAGAGCGCGCTCCTGCAGATCATAGAGTACGCCAAGAGCGGCCTGGCGGCTCGGAGGCTGGGATCGCAAGAGGTAGCAGAGGCGATTCTGGCAGGGAATGCTCAGAGGAGCCTCAACGAATTTGAGGAAGTCCAAGCCATGAAGCAACTTATGAAAGAAAATGGTGCTACTATGGAAATGAGGCTAGTGAAATGAAGGAATTTGACGAGGTGTATTGCGATCATTGTATGTGTCGCGAATGGGAATCATGCAGGTTAATTACGAATGCCCGGACTTGGATCAAGACGCATATGGACCTGATAGGAAAGCGTTTTTTTGAGGATGTGGTAAAAGATTATCCGGGCGCATTTCGGCCTTTCATGATCGCGTGGTGTGATGAATTCGGAGGGATTTGATGACCACTCCAAAAATTTTTGTTCAGCGCCGGAACATCGATAAGTATATATTCTCATAAGTACACTATGATGCTATGTTGAATCGATTGGGTTATTCGTATGCGACGGTGGTTTAATGCCACCAACGCACATTTTTTGTAATCGATGTGGTCATAAATGGCTACAACGAAAGGAAAAACTGCCGAAGACTTGTCCAAAATGTAAGAGTCCGTATTGGAATAAACCAAGGGTGCGGTAGATATTATGATATTATCTATATCAGAAAAGCGTTGTGGTAGATGTAAAAAGGTTTTACCGATATCGAAATTCCAGAAGAATCGATCTACGTCGTCAGGATATCAATGTTCGTGTAACACATGTCGTTCTTTAGAAAGAAAGTTGTACAAAGACCATATTAATCAGTATCACAGAAACTATTCAAAAAAAGTTGGAATTACTGGGCACGTTTCTCGGAAAAGTTCTAATTATTTAGGTGTTGTGATCGCTGAAAATGTTCTTGAACGATATTTTAACAATGTTATTCGGATGCCTTATGGAAATCCTGGATACGATTTTTTATGCAATCGTGGATTTAAGATTGATGTTAAGAGTTCGTGTTTGCTCCGACATGGCCGCGCAAAGGTTGGTTCGTGGGGGTTTCATATAAATCGCAACACAGTGGCAGATTATTTCATTTGCTTGGCGTTTGACAACAGATCTTCGTTAATTCCTATGCATATATGGATTATACCCGGACATGCCGTAAACCAGAAAACTGAATTGTGTATTACGTTGTCAGACAACGTTCTTAAAAAATGGGCGATTTATGAACGACCAATAGAACGTGTTTTAAAATGTTGTAATGAAACGAAGGTGCTTATATGAATTCGAAAATATACGTGATGTTAGACCACAATGAGCTGGCCAGGCCGCGGGCCGCGAAGGTCGAGCGGGCGGTGCTGGAGGACGATAGATTTGAGATGCGCGATCCAGGCGATCTGCCCTTCGACCTGCGATTCTCGGCGGCGGGACACTGTCCGAAAGAGTGTGATCGGGCGGCAATATGCGATACGCAGCCTGATCTGATCAGGTCCGCTTGCCGCCGATATATCATCCAGCGGGTGTTCCATGTCGAACTCAAAGATTTTTCCGAGTCCGAGGGGTCTGACTACCTCAGCTCGATCCTTTCCGGCCACCTCTACGAGCAGATCCTGGCCGCCAGGGAGCTCCAGGAGCCCGTAGCCGTCGTTGTGCTAGGCGATGACAACGATGTAGGAGCAGCCATCCGAAAGGCCGCCAGCCGTGCCCAGGGAGGCAACAGAGTCGATCCGGAAAAGCTGATGGAATATTTCCGTATGGTGGAAGGCTTTGAGACCAATTGCATAGCTCTGGGTGTCCCGGTCTGGCGGCTCAAGACAGATCCCTACAAGCGCATGCTCCTGAGGGTCCGAAAAATCTTGGAAGGCGGAAACCTGACGGGCTTTGCGCCGTCCCCAGCCGAGGGTGAGCGGCAGGCGGTTGGCCTGAGCATCCTGGTTGGAAAGGGCATAGGCCCGGCGAAGGCGAGGGCGATCTTGGAAAAGTTTGACTTGTTTTTGACTTCTAAAGAAGTGTTGACATGCCTGGAAGATTGTCGGGGGATTGGCCCAAAATTGGCTGACCAGATACGACAGCATATCGATGTGGAGGAAAGCGCATGAGCCTGATTTCATGCGCTTGGATGCGGCTCAACACAGAAGCCGCAAAGCTCGGAAAAGCTGCGATGATCTGCACATACCCGGGATACGAAGGCTATTGCTCAGTGCATTGGCAAACGGGAATATGCCCATGCGCGGACGAGGTGGTCGATTGATGGGCCAGAAGATCCGGGAATATGTCCGGAAGAATGCGCCGACTTGGAGCCATTCTTCCCCCCATCGTCACAAAAAAGCATCTCCACACGAGGCTCGGATTCTCGATCTGATAGCCAGCGAGAATCCAGCGACCTCGACGATTATAGCTGAAAAGTTGGGTCTGCCGGTCACTACCATCCGGCCCGCCCTGCACAGACTGAAGGAACGGCAGAAGATCAAGTTGGTTCGGCGCTGGGAAATCATTGATTCTGCTCAGGCCGAAACTGTATAATAATATTTGGAGGCACTAAGTATGCTAGACGATTCTCTGACGGCAGGCACACCGGCCCAAAGTGCCCCCAATGAACACGACGGGCGAAAGCCTTCTCATTGGGAGCCGGAATTCTCCGAAGGCGCATTAATCGAATGGCATTGTGGAGAATGTCACAAAATTATTTATTATGGTCTCTGGCGGGCGACGTATTGCCCACATTGCGGGGCACCAATTTTCAATTTTCCGAGACGAAAACTAGACGCTCCTCAGCATCGAGGGATGTCATACGCTCAGATGGAGAAAATGAAGTATGCCGGACCGAACGATAGACCTAGACCTGTGGGCTCCAGGAGCGGCAAAGCAGCTCCCAAAAATCACAGTCACTCCGGCAGGCCTCCGCTTCGAAGGAAGCCAAGCCGAGTTTGATCGGCTTTGCCTGATCCTGGGCGGGTGGCTGAAACAATAGAAAAATAATCGGCGATGATAAGAGGCTCTTGTAGCTGAATTCGCCCACCAGCCCGGCGAGACTCTAAGTCTCCACCACTCCATACATCCGCCGGGCCTCATTACAGTCATCCGTTGCTGGATGCGTTCAGCGGGCCGGTACACATGCCGGCCCGCTTCCTCCAAATTATATTAAGGAGAACTAAATGGGCCGAAAGTCCAAGATCGAATCTCATCCGAATTCGAAAAAAATCATAACCAGGCTGGCTTCCGGTGAAGAATATTCGAAAATAGTCGAAGATTATCCGGACCTTCGATATCAAGATTTGGATTATTATAAGCAGAAAAAATTACCTGAGATAATATCGAAATCCAAGGATCTAAAGGCCGAAGTGGAGAGTATTCAAGGCACGGATACTCTAGCAGAAGTCCGAGAACTAAAGACCAAGGCTCTTAGCATTCTGGGAAAGGCCGAGAAATCCGGCGATCTCAAGACGGCACTTCTGGGCATACGAGAGGCCCGAGGATGCCTAGAAACGTGTCTGAAGGCGGAAGGCCAGCTAAAAGACGGTCCGCAAATCACAATCATCAATAATCCCGAGTGGGTGGAACTGAGGACCGTGGTCATCACGGCATTAGACGATTTCCCACAAGCGAAGGCGGCTGTTGTCAATGCCATCCGTGGCCGATGACCTTGTTTACGGGGCCGATCCTGTCTTGTGGTGCCGAGAAGTCCTGGGCTACCATCCCGATCCTTGGCAGGCCGATCTTCTCAGGAGTCGGTCAAGGAAGATAATCCTCAATTGTAGCCGCCAGAGCGGAAAGAGCACAACCTGCGCTGCCCTGGGGCTCCATGAGTCTATCTATCGCCGTCCTTCATTTGGCTTGGTAATCGCCCCGACACAGGACCAATCATCTGAGCTGATGCTCAAGTTCGATGAGTTCCGGGGAGCCGTGGAGCTTCCCTCCGACTATCTGAGCACAGACACAAAGCTTGCAGTCCGGTTTGCCAACGGCAACCGCTTCATAGCCCGGCCAGGTTCCGAGAAGAGTGCGAGATCCTTCTCGGCGGTGACCTTGCTGCTGGAAGATGAAGCGAGTCGGGTTCTCGATGTGCTCTACAATACGGTTCGGCCCATGTTGGCCGTGTCGAACGGTAGGCATGTCCTGATGAGCACTCCCTTCGGGAAGAGGGGCCACTTCTGGAACATCTGGAGCGAGCAGCGGGATTTGTGGGAAGCTCATGAGATCCCTGCCGAAATGTGCCCACGCATAACGAAAGAGTTCATAGCAGAAGAGAAGAGAACGAATCCCTGGTTTGAGCAGGAATATCATTGCGCTTTTACTGAAAATATTGATAGTGTTTTCAGCTACGATTTGATAGCTGAAGCGATAAGCGACGATGTGGAGCCGTTGTTCTGATGTCAAAATTCTACGTAGGTCTCGATCTCGGCCAGAGCAGCGACTATACGGCCCTTTCTGTGCTCGATCAGGTGGCTCCGGGCAACGAGTCATCCTACCAGGTCCGACACCTGGAGCGCGTCAGGGGCGTGCCCTATCCTCAGATCGTGGCCAAAGTCACAGAGATCATGAGATCCCCGGTCCTAGCAGGCCAGGTGACCCTTGTGGTTGATCAGACGGGGGTGGGCGCGCCGGTGGTCGATCTCTTCAGGCAGGCGGGGCTCGATCCGGTGGGCGTGCTAATTCATGGTGGTGACAAGGCCTCACACGAAGGCGATACCTGGCGAGTTCCTAAGCGGGACCTGGTAGGCAGCCTGCAAGTGCTCTTCCAGGGGGGCAGGCTGAAGATATCCAAGAAGTTGCCGTTGGCCTCTGTCTTGCAGGCCGAGCTTCTGAATTTCAAGGTCAAAATCGATCCGGTCACCGCTCACGATTCTTATAGCGCATGGCGAGAGGCAGACCATGATGATCTGGTGCTATCGGTGGCTATGGCTGCCTGGTGGGCGGAGCAGAATGCGGGCGCGGTGGATTGTGGCTGGGGCACGTCTCGGCTGAAGGGGCGAAGGGGCCAATAAAATATATATAGACGCATATCAAATAATGGACTGTCGTAGAATCGCCCTGTGCTCGGCACACAAGTTGTAATGCGGCTCGAAAGGTCGTGAGGGGCATCCAATGCCGCTACTTGATCCGTGGCCAACGTACGCTCCCATGCTTCGGAGGCGATTCAACGATCATATTTTCTGAGGTTCAATGTCTTTCTTAGATCGACTCTTCCACCGCAAGCAGAGCGAAGCCGCCGCTCCTGAGATGCAGGGCCGCCCGGTGGTCCGCTACAACCAGCCATACGGATATGTGGATCGATCTACAGTTGTCTCCGCCGATCGCATAGCAGCCAACCGCTCCATTCCAATCGTCTTGGAAAGTTTGTCCGGGTTATCGAGCTTGTGCTTCTCAGGATTTGAGCACACACTCAAGCCGATCGACAGCAGCGACGATAAGCAAGGTCCGAATATCGAGAAGGCCATGGCTCAGATCCGGCTCCAGGAGAAGCGCATAGGCCGGGTGGGAAAGGCCCGGAAGCTTTCGACTTTGGGCCTTGTTAGGGCAGCGGCCTTAGATGGGTGGAGCTTCCGCCAGGCCCTGAGCGAGTATGCCACGGTGCAGGAAGGCGGCTGGCTGAACTTCGCCGAGGTGCAGCACCTTCCGGCTCAGTCCTTCAGCACGGCCTCTTCTCTGGGCGGCAACGACTATCTGGCCGACAAGATCCTGCCGGGCGTGGTATTCGACTCCAAGCAGGACCTCACGAGATTCTTCCAGTATCCCGGCAGCGGCCAGCCCACAGAGCTGGAGCCAGACGGCATACTGTACATAGAAGATGCCACCGTGCCGGACGACCTCAGCTTCCTGAAGGTCCTCAACCCGATCATGGAGCAGTGGAAGGAAGTCCGCCGCTACGGGATGACTGCCGAGAAGCGGGTGGCTGTGCCGAATGAGACTGAGCGAGTGGACGCTTCCGATCTCGTGAAGATGATCACGGCAAAAGTCCCTGTGAAGGTACAGGACCTCATAGATCACTGTGATGATTTGGCAGAGAACCAGAGCTTCGCCAACAAGAAGGTAGCCATTCCAGGGACGCGGATCGAGTACCCCCCCATCTCCATGCCGCTCGACCCGTGGGCAGCCGACCAGTACCTGAAGGATGAGATCTGCGATTTCTTCTTCAGACGGAATGTGCTGAAGAGGGTCGAGCAGGCCATATCTTCGACGGACTCCGGCGCAAAGGCGCTTCTGGATATTCATATCTCCTCCGAGAGGGAACTTTGGGGGAAGCCATACGAGGGGCTGTGGAATTGGTGGTTGCTAGAAAATGGATTCGATGGATTATACGACGAGTTCGAATGGTGGAGCTGGACGCCCGCCGATAAGGAAAAGGAGCATCAGCGAAACCTCGAAAACTTCCGATCACACACAATCACAATTCAAACTTTCTGCAAGTTGGAAGGGCTACCCATCCCGTCAGATGAAAAGGGTCCGAAAGGCGAGCCTTCTGAGCTGGATATTCTCATCGAGCAGCATAATCGCATTTTCGGAGCCAAGGGCGCCGATGGTAACGTCCTCAATCCAAAAACGAATACGGTGTAGGCCATGCCCGTTCCTGAATTCGTCGATGATCTCCTATCAGCCCAGGAAGATGCCGCCAAGGACATTGAGAAAAGCTTTCTGAAGTCTGTCAAGGTCACAGTCCAAGAGACCGACTGGGAGCAACTGGAGCGAGACCTGGCCGCTCATGCCAATGACGATGCCATAGTCGGCGGCGTGAAGTGGGAGGACTTCGACCCAAAGGAGCGGCTGAAGGACCTCTTCTCGGCCTGCCTGGTGATCGATGGCGAGTACATCGGGAAGGTCACCGGCGGGGCGAAATTCGACTACGTAGATCCCCGTGCCCTGGAATGGATCGAAAAGTATGTGGCCGAAGATGTAGTAGACATCGACGCCGGCACCAAGCAGGCCATCCGGAACATTGTCCGGGAAGGCTATGAGACAGGCATCACTCCCCGGAACCAGGCCAGGCAGATCAGAGAGATTGTCGGCCTCGACGAACGCCGAGCCGAGACGCTGAGGAAGTACAGTGAGAACCTCTTTTCGAAGGGCCTGTCTGAAGAGCGAGTCTGGGAGCTGATTGGGAAGAAGGGCCGGGCGCTCCTCAACTCGCGGGCTCTGACTATCGCCGTGAACGAGACCTCTGAGGCCTCGGCTCAGGCCGGATACTGGAGCACAAAAAGTGCATGCGAGAGGGGCGTTCTCGATCCCAATGAGTACGAAGGCTATCGGATTGTCACCCCGGACGAACGGCTCTGTTCTCGGTGTGCTCCGATCGCAGGCGAAGCCAGGCAGATACCGGACGGGACATATGAGTCCACTGGGTCGCATACCGCAAAAGTGCACACCTGTTGCCGATGCTGTGAGGGATTACGACAGATGAAGAAAAAACAAGCAGTTAAGCGGGCCTCCGGCCAGGGGCGAATGAATATCGTCTTCGACTGTCAGGCCCTCAAACGGAAGGATGGGGTACTCTATGTCCCAACAGTGCCGCTGGTGGAAGGCGTCTATGAGCAATGGGGATTCCGAGTACTGAGATCGTATGAGGAGTTTTCGCAGTCATCTCACTGGCTTCATGGTGTCCCTATTGTAGTGAATCATGAAGAAGTGAATCCGGAAGCTCGCCGAATCGGGCAACTGTTTGACATCCAGAACAAGCCTGATGGGCTGAAGACCTCTGCCATCAGTCGCTTCTATGAGATCGACTGCACGCAAAGGGAGCTGGAAGCGTTGCTTTCTGGCCAGCCCCACGACGGCTCGCTGTACTGGAGTTGCTTCCTCGAAGAAGCAAAAGGCGAGTGGATAGATCCTGCGACCGGTGAGCGCAAACAGTACGACTACAAGGAAGTCGGACCTTATGTTTTCTATGAGTATTCGTTCGTCAAACAAGGCGTGATCGGCACCAACGACGGTGCCGGGTTCAACATGCAGTGCAAGAGCTGCAATCACAATCATTCCGCTCCAGGAGGAGCTGATATGGAAATTGAGGAAATGAAACAGGCAATAGACGAGGCAATCAAGCCTCTCACGGAAAAGCTCGCTGCCCTGGAGCAAGAAAATACCAAGCTCAGAGGCATGCTGACTGAAATGAAACAGCTATCCGAGATGGATAGAAAGGCCCAAATTTTCGAGGCTTTCCAATCCAAGCTCAAGCCCGGCCACCAGGAGAAGGCCAAAGAGCTTTTCGAAGCCTATCAGAAAGATCCTGCCGGCTGGACTCTGGAGAACGCGGACAAGTTCGTACAGAAGGGCAGGGAGAGGCAGCTCTTTGGCAGGGCGAACACAGAAGGCGGCCAGGGCGGATTCGACTTGGAAGCTGAGCGGGCAAAGCTCAAAGCAGAAGGGAAGGTGATCTGAAATGGCTGCACTCAAGGACGTAACAACCCCCCGGACTGGCATGATAGTATCTCGCGTCGCTGGTGGGATGATCGGCTTCGGTGTGGCCCTGAAGAGGTCTGCTGCAGGAGTTGTGCAGGCCGCCACGGCAGATAACAGTGATCCGGGTGTTATAGTCGGATTCTCTGCTCAGCCCGCCAACGGTGTCGTGCTCGACAAGGATGCTTTCTATCAGGCGGTGAATAATGCGGGGGTGCCTGATGTAGTCCGATGCATCAAGGACGGCTATGCCAATCTCCTGGTGTGCTCCAAGGGCGCATACGACATCAAGGAGGGTGATCTCCTGGAGATGGCCATCCTCGGCGGCGCCGGTTCTGGTGTCGGTGTCCTCGAAGAAGCAGGAGCAAGCGGGAATGTGGGTGAGACAAATGTCACCACTGCGCTCGCCAAGGCGGAGGAGGACTGTGCGATAGCATCACTCTACCAGCATCCGGCGTCAGGAGTCTCGATTGGCGACAGCACTATCACTTTTACGAGCGGGAATCTCACATCCCTGGATGTGTCTGAGGGCGATTACATCATCCTGGTGGACTCGGACGGGCTGGCTCAGCTCAACAGAGTCAAATCCAAGACTGCGACCGTCATCACTCTGGAGCTTCCGGCAACTGTGGCCGTCATCACAGGCGATTACGTGTACAAGGCTATGCAGTGCTACTGCAAGCTGATGATTTAGGAGGTGAAATCCATGGTAGGCGAACTCAATAACGGTGCTTCCATTCCACAGGAAGTAATTACAAATGTGGGGAAAACTATTCTCCAATTCCAGCAGCGATACAAGGACGGCTATATTGGCCGCTCCCTGATCGAGCAGCGGCCCAATGTCGGGGCATTCGTCCGAAAGGACATTGTACGAAAGATCGACAAGACGACCCCGCAGGACGGTATCTCAACCGCCAGGATCAGCTTAGGCGGCGGCGAGCCCGAGGTAGTTGGCAGCAAAGCCAAAGATGTCTCACATTCCATCT